GATATGAGCAAGCAGTCCAAGCGCCAAGCCCGCGCCCGCAAAGGCCGGTTCCAGAAGCCGTCCCCTCCCCGCGTCATCGGGGCCAACGACAACCAGCCCCAGGCGGTGAACGACAACGCGGCGCCGGTGATGATCCGGGGGGTGAGGCTGACCGAGAACCAGGCCTATCGCTTCGCCCAGGCCCAGGAGCAGATCGCCAGCGATCGGCTGGACGCCCAGCGCGCCGGCCACCGAACCATGGAAGCGCTGGACCGCGAGATCGACGCCCGTTCTACTGGCGCCGCCGTCGACGCCGCCCTTGAGGAGCGCCGAGGCCTGGAGGCCCTGCGCGGCTACGAGATTGGCCGCTCCAAGATCGAGGGGGCCGTTGGAGCCCCGCACCTGTCCCGAGACGGGCTGGAAACCCTGCTGACCGCCAAGTCGATCACGAAGACCCAGCACGCCGCCGGCCTCCTCTACCGCGCCGACTACGAGCGCATCGACCCGGAGAAGATGCTGACCCCGCCCCAGCTGGACCCGGAGAAGCTGAACGTCGTCCGTGGGGGCGACGGCTGGGACCAGAAGCGCCGGGAGATCGAGGACCGGGTGTTCGGCATCCACCTCATGATCTGCGGTGTCGATGCGCCGACGGCGACGGAGCGGCGGGCCCTGCCCAGGCTTCCGGCCGGGCATCCGGCGATGAGGGCGATCCATGCCTTGGTCGAGATCGCGGGAAAGGGGGCGAACCTGGGCGACATGACCGCCAGTGGGTCGGTGAAGGCGCGCATCCGTGAGGACTTGATTTTCGCGCTAGAGGCGTGCGCAATCACCTACGGATTGGAGTGACCCATGGTCAATGAAAACGATTACGCCGCAGGCTTCGAACAGGGCTTCAGATCAGTCGCGGGCAGCATGGCTGTTCTGCCCATTCTGCCGATTCAACCGGTTACCCCGATCGGCAAGACGCCGTTCCAAGTTGGTATTCAGAAGGGCATAGAGGCCGCCAATCGTCGACGAGGCCGTTGACATTGGAACGGTAATCGCGGACACACGCCAAGTGCGCAAGACGCGCCCGATCAGCCCCGACCAGCAAAGGCCGGGGCTTTTTCGTGTCCGCCGCCCATGTGCGGAGCTACGGCGAAGGCTGGCGCTGGCGGGCTAGGATTGACCGGGAACCGGGCGCAACCTCCATGCCCTGGCCGCCGATGTCGTCACCAGCACGCTAGGGTCAAGGTCTGGCCTAACCGCCCGGGCCACCCTGTAGACCGTGTCCCGAACTGCGACTGCACCGCTGGTGCTGGACAGATCGTACTCCCCGTCCGGCAGATCATAGGTGACGCCGTCGTCCCCTCGGATAGTCCGGTTTGCGCCTAACCGCACCATGCCTGTGTGGAGGTCATCGTAGTTCTTAGCGGTGGCGCCGTGAATCACTACGCGGATTGTGTGCTGAGCCATTTGGGGCTCCCTGATAGGTCGCGCGATGTCGCGACACCTGCAGGATGCACACCTACCGTCGTTCTGTAGATGTTCGACTGCCTCGCCGATGTGGACAGACCGTCTCGCCTGTGGACGCAGGAGGCCGAATGGCTCGCCCCAGCCTCTTCAACGACGCCACGGCCGAGGAAATCTGCATCCGCATTATGTGCGGGGACAGCTTGGCCGAAATCTGCCGCGACGAAGAGATGCCGGCCTATCGCACGGTCATGCGGTGGCTGAAGGACGACCTGACGTTTCGGCAGAACTACGCGTCCGCGCGCGAGGACCAGGGCCACGCCGATGCTGACACCATCGCGGACATCGCCAAGCGCATGCTGAAGGGCGAGATCGACCCCGCCGCCGGCCGTGCCGCCATCGATGCTCTGAAGTGGACGGCCGGTAAGCGCCAGCCCAAGGCATACGGCGACAAGGTCGCTCTGGTCGGCGGCGGCAAGGACGACGCTCCGATTCGCCACTCCCACGCTTTCGACTTGTCCGATGCGACCGACGAGGAGCTTGATGTCCTTGAAGGCTTCATCCGTCGTCGAGCTTCCAACACTGGAGGAGATCAGGGCGGAGAGAGCGCGGCGGAAGGCTGAGGCTGACCGTCAGCGCCTGATCGACCACCAGGGCGAAATCCGCGCCCGTTGCGACAGCCTGCATGGCTTCATCGAAGAGCACTGGCACATTCTGGAGCCGAAGCGACCGTTCGTAACGGGCTGGGCTCTGCAGGCGATGTGCCGCCATCTCGAGGCCGTCACCGCTGGCCAGATCCAGTTCCTGCTGATCACCATACCGCCGGGGATGATGAAATCCCTGGTCCTGGTCTTCTGGACCGCGTGGGAATGGGGCCCGAAGGGGCGGCCTGATCTCCAGACCCTGGCGACTTCGTACAGCCAGGCCAACGTCCTTCGGGACAACCTCAAACTCCGGCGCCTGATCGAGAGCGACCAGTATCGCGCGCTCTGGCCCCTTACGCTCCGCGCCGACCAGAACGCCAAGGGCAAGTTCGAGAACACCGACAACGGCTTCAGCGAGGCCCGCCCCTTCAGTTCGATGACCGGCGGCCGGGGCGACCGGGTCAAAGTCGATGACCCGCACTCGACCGAGAGCGCGGAATCCGACGCCGAGCGCGAGACCGCCGTCCGCATCTTCCGCGAAGGCATCTCCGACCGCATGAACGACGTGCAGACGTCGGCCATCGTGATCATCATGCAGCGCCTGCACGCCAAGGACGTGGCGGCTGTGGCGCTGGAACTGGACATCGGGTTCGTCCACCTCAACCTGCCGATGGAGTTCGAAGCCGAGCGGATCGGCGACGACGGCAAGGTGACCGGCGGGGCGTGCCGGACCTATGTCGACGGCGAGCTCTTCTTCGAGGATCCGCGCACCGTCGAGGGCGAGCTTCTCTTCCCCGAGCGCTTTCCTGCCGCCGAGGTCGCCAGGCTCAAGAAGGCCAAGGGGTCTTACGCCTGGGCCGGTCAGTACCAGCAACGCCCCTCTCCTCGCGACGGCGGGATATTCCAGCGAGAGTGGTTCAAGCCAATCTCAGTTCTTCCCGCTGGACCGAAGCGCACTGTACGGGCCTGGGATGTGGGCGCCACGGAAGGCGGCGGAGACCCCAGCGCCGGCGTCCGCTGCACCCAGGTCGGATATGGCGAAGAGGCCGTCTACGTCTTTACCGACGCCAAGGTCGGGCAATGGAGCCCGGCTCAGTTCGAGCAGCAGATGAAACTGACGGCGGCGGCGGACACCACGGCGGTGACTGTACGCTTGCCCCAGGACCCGGGTGCGGCCGGCAAAGGCTACGTCCAGACGCTGGTGAAAAAGCTGCCTGGCTATACTGTCCGAACCGAGCAGCCCACAGGCTCCAAACTGACCCGCGCTACAGGCCTCGCGACACAGGCCGAAGCGGGCAACGTCTTTCTCCTGACGACAGGTGACCCGATGCGAGACGCCTGGATTGAACCATTCATCGACGAGCTCTGCGTCTTCCCTTCTGGCGCGCATGACGACCAGGTCGATGCTGCGGCCGACGCCTTCAACGAGCTCGCTCTCGGCCAGACCTCTACCGTCGCCCTGTTCCTATCCAAACGGCACCGCGGATGAGCGCCCGTCACCTCTTGCTGAACGCGGCGTCGAGATCGCTTCAGGCGATGTTCCCCGGCTTCTTCGGCGGGCAGAAGCACAATCACGCCGCCGACTTCGGCTATCCTGACCGGGTCACCTTCGCCGAGGCCTATCACGCCTACACCCGCTACCCGCTCGCCGCCGCTGCGGTGAACAAGACCATCGGCAAGACCTGGGAGGACAATCCCTTCCTTCAGGAGTTCCAGCGAGACGGGACCAAGGACGGCGACCAGGGCGAGACCAAGCTCGAATCCGATATCCGCCAGCGGTTCGATGATCTCCGGGTCTGGCAGCACATGGCCGAGGCCGACCGGCGTGGCTTGGTCGGCGCTTATGCCGGGCTGATCCTCCGCCTCGCCGATAACAAGCCGTTCCGTGAGCCTGTTGATCGAGTGAACGGCGGACTTCTTGGTCTGGTCGAAGTCATTCCGGCCTGGGAAGGCCAACTGACCGACAGCGAATGGGACACAGACGAACGGTCGGAGACCTACGGCCAGCCGAAGATGTTCGCCTTCGCCGAGAGCGCGGTCGGTCAACAGCAACAGCCGCGCACCTTCAACATCCACCCGGACAGGGTGATCGTCTGGTCAGCGGACGGAACGCTCAACGGCCGCTCCGCCCTCGAGCCCGGCTACAACGCCCTGCTGGATATGGAGAAGATCCGGGGCGGCGGCGGCGAGGGCTTCTGGAAGAACGCCAAGTCCGGCCTGAGCCTGGAGATCGACAAGGACGCCAACGTCGAGAACATGGCGCGCGCCATGGACGTGCCTGTTCCGGAGTTGGTCGATAAGATCAACGAGCAGGTCGAGGGCTTCAACGCCGGATTTGACAAGTCACTGCTGCTGCAGGGCATCAAGGCGACGCCGATGCAGGTGGCCCTGCCTTCGCCTGAACACTTCTTTGCCGTCGCGGCGCAATCGTTCGCCGCCTCCATGTCGGTTCCGATGAAGATTCTTCTCGGGTCTCAAACCGGAGAGCGTGCCTCAACCGAGGACAGCGAGGAGTGGGCCAAGGTCAACATGGGGCGCCGGACCAATACGGTGCGGCCCGCCGCCGCCACGTTCGTGGCGCGCCTGGAGCGCTTCGGCATCCTGCCCCAACGCGACTGGTTCCTGAGCTGGACCGATCTTACCGAGAGCTCCATGGGCGAGAAGATCGAGCGCGCCGACAAGATGGCCTCGGTCAATCAGAAGATGCCCGGCGAGATCGTGTTCACCGGCGACGACATCCGGGGCGTGGTCGGCATGGAGCCTCTGAGCGACGCAGAGAAGTTCCGCGAGGACGACGAGGACGACGACGCGGCCGCCGCCGGGCTCGGCGACTCGGAAGACGACGGGACGGCTGAGGCCGCTTGATCCACTCCACAATCGAAGGAGGCCAGCGTGCATAAGCCCGCAACGCCGACGCGCGCCTTCCTGGTCAACAAGGGCCTCGCGGCCGGTGAT